ATGATGGGAGTTATAATTGCAGCATTATCCATAATACTTTTGTGTGTTATCATAATGTCAGCGACGAGGAGAATAACATCAAAATTACAATTATCATTACCGAAGAAGAAGGTAATAGAGAAGGAAATAAAAAAGAAAAGGAGGACTGAAAATATGAGTCAAGCAAAAGAAGGAGTAACTTTTAACGATATCTTTATGTTTATGATTGCCGTACCTTTAGTTTTACTCTGGGTTGGTTTTGCAGGATTTGTTATACACAGCGGATTGCAAGACGAATCTGTTCTAGACCAAATTGAAGGATATACAACTTTGATAGCTATATTAGGTGGGCCAGCCCTTCTAATTATTAAAGATGCTTTAGATGTTTGGAAACAAGAACAAGCAGAGAAAACAGCTTTCTATAAGGTTAAAGCACAAGCAGTTATAGATTATAATGATGCAGCCCAGAAACAAGCTCAACAGATTGAAGCAAATGCGCAATCACAAGAGCACAAGATGGAATCATCAACAATATCTAAAGTTACAGCAAAGAAAAAATAAATAAGGAGATAATAAATGGCAGATTACGCAGTAGATGATTTCACTGAAACCGCAAGTGACCTAGCCGGTTGTCTAGCATTACTAGAAACTAAATTGGAAACAATAGATGATGGTAAGACTATACGCCTGTTAGAAATACACAAAGTCGGTAATCAGTTCGCATACGCTTTAATTATAGACGCTTAGACATAAGCTTTATATACTCGCACGTCCTAATATTATTGTGGCTCCTAACAGACCACAGAACCACAGGAATATAACGCATCATGCGTCTTCTGGGGCCACAACAAATATGGAGAAAAAAATATGAATTGTGATTGTGACAAGTGCAGTTGTGAATGCTGCTCTTAAACGAAAGCTTTAAATAGTGCTATTGCATTATATTAAAAAGGTGACAACACCAATGGCAAACGAAACAAGCAACAACACAGCAGAATCTAACGAAACCAGTGAAGGTAACCTCACTGCTATTATAGATACTGTTGAAGAATCAGGTCTATTAGATACTATTATGGACGAACCATTACTTATGGCACTTTGTGCTGTGGTATTAGGTATGGGTGGATATATCGCTTATACTGTACCAGCAGTCAAAGAGTTAGTTTTCAAGTATATGAAGAATAACGAAGCAGAGTTAATGGACTTACTTGATAAGAATCTAACAAAAGCCCAACAAAAGGTTTTTGAAAAAATGGACGAGACTGCACAAAAGCACGTTAAAGACTCTCTAGTCAAGAATGTATTAATTACAGCTTGGGATGAGAAAGACGACGAGCTTGCTGCATTAGTCAAATCTAAAGTTAAGGCCGCAATCGACGAAGCCAAGTAATGGACGTCGAAGGGTATGAAAGGCGTTTACGCATCAGAGTCGGAGAAGGGGAATATGAAAGACATAAAGAACTTGTCCGGCTTCTTGCCCGCAATCTCGCGCTTGAAGACTTGCTTTGGGAAGAAATTCTTGTATGCATTCGGGATGTTAACGCGAGAACAGAGTTACTGCGACAAAGAAACCAGATTGTACGTGATATTCATACTGAGTTCCGTGCTCTTAATATAGAAGTTCCAACTGTAGTAGAAAAGAACAGTGAGAGTTTCTCTAAAATACTTGAGGAGATAATAGATGACAGCGATAAAGAAAGAAAACCAGATGAAATCCGCGATTAGTGGATTAGCTGCACACGACTCCAGAAAGTTAGAAAAGATTTTTGATATATGTAGACAAGATGAAAAGAAGATGACTCTATTACTTAGAGCCTTCTGTGAAGCATATCTTATCGACAACAAACAAAGACCATTAAAGTTAAGACCTTTACAAGAATCTATAATTGTAAAAACGTTAACTTATCCTGATGGCGACCCTGAAAAACATCGTAAATTAGCAATATTGGCTCCACGAGGCAGTGGCAAGTCTTTTGCTCTTTCGGTAGCTGTATGTATCTACATGTTCTTTAATAGATTCAGGGATTTAATTTTTATCTTGGCTCCAACTGAGGACCAAGCTTCACTTATATTTAATTATTGTTATAGGCATTTTGCTGATAACAGTTTTCTTAATGGATTGATTGATACCTATAGGTTTCACAATAAACCTAATATCACAATGAAGGGAGGAACAGTTCTACGTAGAGCCCCTTTAGCCCCATCAAATCAGGGACAAGCTATACGAGGACAACATCCTACATTTTGTATTGTAGATGAGAGCCCACTAATAGATGACAAATTATTTGTTGACAACGTAGAGCCTGCTATTGTTTCTAATAGAGCTCCTTTTATTAACCTAGGTACGCCCAAGAGTAAAGAGAATCACATGTGGCGCTATCTTTATGATGATGCATATAACAACTCATTCGAACGAATGGTATTTACATGGAGAGATGCTGTAAAGGCTGGGCGAGCCTATGCTGCACCTTATACTGATGATGATATGGCTGAAAAGATGAGGGAATGGGGGGAAGATTCAATATATTGGAGAACAGAATATGAGTGCGAGTTCGTCGAGTCGGTCTCGAACATCTTCAATCCCGAATTACTCAAAGCCTGTTTATCCAGAGGACGAACCTTTGGAGAAAGAGGAAATAATTATCCAAACTGTGTTGTGGGTGTTGACATTGGTAAATCTGTTAATAGCACTGTTATTAGCGTATGGAGTACATCTAAAGACAAGGATAGTAATACCGCAAATCTTATATACCTTGAGGAAATTGGCCCTAAGTCGGGTGGACATGACATTCCATATCAGCGTAAGCGTATCATGGATGCAGCTCACGATTTTGGTGCTGATAGGGTTATTATTGATGCGACGGGTATTGGTGGTGCTATCGAGCAAGAAATAAAGTTAGCATGTATATCCAGTAAACCACAGATACAATTTATACCATTTATCTTTACTGGTGGTCCTAAAGGTAGTAAGACGCAAATATATAGAGATATGGCATCTTACATACAACAAGGGCAAGTAAAAGTACCTCATCCAGAGGATTTAGACCCTCCAGAGGCCAAATTAGTCAATAAATGGCTGAGAGAACACATAGATTTACAGTATGTTATGGATGCAGCCAACAAAACAGAGAAGATTTCTGCACCTACAGGTAAACATGATGATTACTGTGATAGTACAGCAGTAGCGCTGCACGCATCTTTGTCTATGTTACCACCATCTGCGTCGTTTGCAAGTGTATCTATACAACAATCAGGTACTACCAGACGTGCAGGACCTACAAGAGGTATATTTACTACCACTAGACGGTCGAAAACTTTAAATAAGGGAAGACTTTCTGGTTTATAAAGGCCTTTTGAGCGAAAGCTTTATATACTCATTTGTACTATATTGGAATGATAGCCGTGGCTCTAAGAGATTATTGGCCTTTTAATAGGCGAAGTTTCGCAACTAAAGGAGAGAACCCTCCATTCACTGAAGATAGCCCAAGAAGTTTCGGTGCAGGTGTCATAAAACGTATACAACTCCAGAATACCGGAGGTATGTTTGGTGGCAATGGTGCTCTCAAAGAACCACAGCTAGGTGATTATAAGACTTATATGAATGTATATTTATCAGACCCTATAGTAAGGACTCTAATAGATTTACCATGTATGTATGCCGCTAAGGATGGGTATGATATAGTCACCGATAATGATGAAGACAGAGAAGCTATTTCTGAATTGTTTGACGAAATTAATTTAGAACAGACGCTTTATACTTGGCTTCGTAATGGTAGAATCTTTGGTACATCCTTTTTAGAGTGGACTGGTGATAACTTAATCATCCGGTCTTCTCAAAATTTATATATCCAAAGAAGTCCTAGTGGACAGGTAATGTATTACTATCAGGATTTAGGAGATGACAAAGAGTCAGTTAGATTTGAAGAGGACGAACTTATCGTATACCGTAACAATCCATTCGATGATTACGCTTATGGTCTTAGTGACATCCATCCAATTCTTTATTTGGTTGACCTTAAAGATTATGCAGAACGGGACATCGGTGCTGCTCTCAACAAATACGCTACTAGTAGGTTTGATATTAGCGCTGGACTCCCCGATATGCCTTATGGTCCTGATAAAATTAATGAAATCGTGGCAGCATTTAATGCGCTGGAACCCGGCGAAGACATTATACATGGTAATGATATTACAGTCAAGGAGTTACAAGGTACACAACGAGCTTTTGAGTATGGAAAATATACTGACGATTTGCTCAAGAAAATACATGTGGCCCTTAAAGTTCCAATTACAATGTTCGACAAGCCAGAACAAGCGCGTGCAATTTTTGAGCCATACGTTAAGCATTTACAGTCTGCGGTTGAAGCTGCTATCAATAGTCAGCTAATGCCACAGTTATTAGGTGGTGACGCTAAGTTTAAGTTCAGAAATATAAACGTAGACGATGCATTTGTAAAAGCAAAGACTGATATGATATATCTATCAGAGGGTGTACTCGCACCCGGTGAAGTTAGATTAGAAAGAGGATTGAATCCGGAAGGAGTAGCTGAAGTGCAAGATACTGCAAAGAACGCAAATATATCTGGAGGAAAAGACCAAGATAAAACAGAAGAGTCCGAAAGGGCAGAAAACCGCACTGGTAACGAACCAGCTGCAAATCCAACGGGGGATAGAGAAGAATGAGCAAAGAGTACGACTATGAACGTTGTATAATAGAAGTAGGTCCAACTCTCAAAAAGAGAGGTATAAAGGACTATCAAGAGATTACGGCAAATATGTGCCGTATGAGGGTAGAGGAAGGAACTGGTAGACAGTTTGCTGAATCTGCCGAGGGCGGACAGGAAAACCAACGCAGTTTTGCATTGGAACTACAAGAACCTGTTCACACGGATGAATATATAGAATACCCAGTTATCGCTATAACGTCAGGCCCTCACGACGAAGATGGCGACCAGAAGGTCTTTATTGAACCGTCCGTATTAAAAAATAGTGTAGAAACATTTACTGAGTTACCAGTTTACTACAATCACCAACGAACCGAGGACGACCTCCTTGGAAAGGCTATCAACCCAGAAATCGTAGAGCTTGAAGGTGGTAAAACTGCAATAAAGATGCTTGCGCAACTTTATAAAAACGCAGCAAATAATAATGGAGTGTTAGAAAAGATTGAAAACGGAGATATGACGCATGTCTCTATCGATTGGTTTTCTAAAGATGTAGATGTTTTAGGAGAACCGTTTGCAATGGACATCCGTCCTATTGAGGTGAGTTTTATTGATAATGAGACTCGTACCCCCGTTTGTGACGCATGTACGATAGAAAATGGAAAGGAATGCGATGACCACCGTGAATTCGGTGAAGAATCGGAATCAGAATCTGATTGTGGCTGTGGTGGCCACGAAGAAGATTCATGTGCCTGTGATACACACGGGAACAACAGCGAGGAAATAAACATGGCTGAAGAACAAGTAAAAGAAGTTGTCTCAGAAGCAGAGACCATCACAGAGCGTGAATTCGCATCTATGAAGTCTCAACTTGAAGAGATGAAAGAAAACTATGCTGAGTTAAATTCTAAGCACGAAGAAGCAATCGCTCTCGTATCAAAATTCCAAGAAGAAAAAGAAGCACAAGAAGCAGCAGAAGCTGAAGAACGTGTAAACTCTTTCGTAGCAACCATCCTAGAGAAGGAAGTTGCACTTGGTAAACTCGAAGACGATGGGAAAGATGCTCGTGCAGAGGAACTCAAAGCATGGGACAATATAAAGCTAGAAGGATTCAGTATCGCTATGGAATCAATGCCAGTTCCAATGGAAGCCGAAAGGACTTTCGGAAAAGGTAAATCCCATGATGCTGAAGAAACCCCAGAAGTAGAAGCTGAAGCAGAAGAAACCCCACGCATGTTTGCGATGGAAAACGGACGCATCATCTTTAAGGGAGAAGAAGAATAGGTAAATAAATATGGCAATCGTAAAGACTATATTAGTTAATGATGGCGGAGCACCAGCTCGCATCATGAACTTCGAAGCAGCAGAAGCCATCAACGCAGGAGACGCATTAGAATTTAACAGCAGCGCAAAATTAATCGCAGCTGATACTGATGATGTTCCGCCAGCAGGGTTTGCATTAGCAGACGCAGCATCAGGAGACTTAGTCTCTATGCTAACCGGCAGTGGAATCATGATTTACGCTAATGTAGACGGAGACTCAGTCGACGTCGCAGTTGGTGATTTGTTGACTATCGGAGAATCTGGAGCATTAGTAAAAGAAGCTTCAGGAGCAGATAAAAACCCATGTGCAGTAGCACTAGAGGCAAACGCAGGAACAGAAGCCCAAGTAAAGGTCTTGGTGTTCTAAGGAGATAAAAAATGGTAGCAGCAGGAACAAATCCCGGTATAGCATCGAGCCAATTGAGCTCAACCGCTAACAGGGTATTAGTAGACTACAAAGACGCAATTCAGGACTACAAAGTCACTGAAATGCCTGTAGTTAATATGTTTGCAGAGCGTTTCACAACCGACACCGGTGGAGACATTGATATCACATTCGCAAAACCTTCAATGGGTCTAGAACAAATTGAAGAGGGTGCAGTACCATCATACCAACACACTGACTTAAGAAATGAACGTGTTTCAGTCAAAGAGTTCGGTATAGCAGTTGGTGTAACCCGCAGAATGATTGAAGATTCAAGATTCTCTGAAATGGAATTAGCTCTCAACGAAGCACGAAAAGCAGTAGAAAGACACGTTACAAAACACTTTGTATACGCAGTTTTCGGTATCGCAGACACAACTCTCGGTACAACCGCTAAAGCAGCAGGAACTAACGAAACAGCAATTGAGACTTTCGCAACCCACCCAGATGGTGGTTTCTATGGCGCAAGTCCAAGCAGTGGAGCTAGGTTATACGAATACGGTGAGTACTCAACTTCAGATTTGAATACATTGGGTTCACACTACTTCGCATCAGCAGATTCTTCAAGCTCTGAGTCAACCACAGGTGGAAACTTAGAACTTGCCGATATAACCAAAGCTATTGAGTTAATGAGTGCAAAGGGAATGACCCCAGATACAATCTTGATTTCCCCAACCCACTACAAAACTCTATTGAACTTGGCTGACTTCTCAGCTCCTTTCGCATCTACTTCATTAACAAGTGGAGCAAAAGGTGGAATTGATTACGTCAATGACGTATCCAATGATGGAATAGTCGGACAAATTTACGGACTAAACGTTATCGTTAACCCGTACGTACCTCAAACAAGAGCTGGAATTTTCGACATGAAGGTTAAACCAGTAGCTTACGTCGAAAGACGTGGACTAACTGTCGAAGAAGCAAATCCCGGATTCGGAATTATGGGTTCATACATGTCTATGAGATATGGATTGAAAGTCATAAGACCAGAAGCTGGTGCAATTGTAATTTCAGATTAGATAGGCTAAGTAACATAAAAATCGTGGTTCTGGGCGGCACCACAGTTAAAGTCGCCCACCATTTGAGGATAGCATGAAAAAATTCAAACCAACAAAAATCGTTCCAAAGGAAACCCAAACATACGGTATTACAAAAACTACTACAAAAAAGACCCGTATGCTAACCTTAGACGACAGGCTACCCTCTAAACAATACATTAAAGCAAGACTAGATGATAGAATCCAAGACGTCGTATTCAGCGATGACTGGGATGGTGTAACGGACAAAGCGCCTTCTGTCAATTCAGTCTATGACAAAATAAATTCGTTAGGTGCTACATCTGACGTATGGACAAGGGAAGATTCGAGTTCTGATGCTAGAGTAAGAAGTAACAAGACTGGTTTTTACGGTTTTGGTAATTCTACAGATTTAGCATTTACTGAGATAACACATAAATTAACATTAGATGGTGATTTAAGAGTAGGAGCTATTGATGGCTCTAATAAAGACATATATCTAGATGACGGTGTACAACTATATAAATATGGTGCATTAGGCTCTACTAGTATGTTAACTTTACATTCCACTGATGGACACAAGTCTGCTATGAATTTTGCTATCGGTAGCTCAAACCCATCTCTTCCTTTTGAGATTAATAAAGCTGAAGGTAGTGCATTAAATCTAGATGATGGAACAGGTCTAATGCAAATTGGAGCCGATAGTGCAGCTAATATAGGTATGAACGGCACAAAGATACAAGCCAGAGATGGTAGTGGTAGTGCTTCAACATTAAACCTAAACGCTGCTGGAGGAGATGTAAAACTAAGTAATGGTTCAGGTACTGTTACTGTAGAGAATGATTTAGTTGTAGATGGTAA